CGTCGTCAAGCACGATCGGACGCGCATTTGAACTCGCGTAAAACCGTTTCAAATCAATAGTAACCGAACCTGAGGTCCGGCGACTAATGCTTCCATCGATGAATGTCAGTCCAAGTGGAGTGGTGAGCCCCTGTAGCCACGGGGAGATTGGCAGAAGCCAGTCTACGACGAAGCTAAAAGGAGTCCCAACCCATGCCAAATAGGCCGGGTTGTCCAATCCTATACCGGAAAGAAACGCGAGATTTGGGTTAGACACCCTCAAATCATAGCGAATCTTCACGTCGTGCGTGACCTTAGGAGTAACTTTAAAGTTATTCCAAGGGTTAAATCCCCCGTCCATTAAAGAAAAGAACGGTAAATCCGCAGAAGTGCGACGGTGAACTGAAAATGTGCCGGCAGGCCCCGCTTTGAGGCCGTCGTTCACAAAATCAATCCCGGACTTGATGTCGTTCAGAAGCGGCATCCATCCGTAATTTAACTCTAACCATCCTCGGGACAGAGAGTCAAACACGTCAGAAAGCTTTTTCGGCTTGGAGAGACCAAGGGTCTTAAAGACCTCTGGCCAGTTTCCACGTCGAGCTGCTAACATGGCCTTTACGACCTGCCCCGCACGACCAGCAACCATCATTAGAGACTTATCGAGATCCACAAAGGTCTCGCTAAGGTCCAACTTTTGGTTTCTGGCCTTACTAAGAACCTCAACCTTAGCGCGATTATACGCGTTGTCACATATGGCCCGATTTAAGGATCCTTCGATCCCGACCGGAGCCGACGTGAACATTCGGTGAGGACTACCTAAGCCGGTGTCTAGCCCGCCTAGATAACCAATCCGACAGTCAAGTACTAAAGTAGCGTACTTGGTCTGTCCCCCTTCTGTGTACTGAATGACTTGCCGATAAGGCTTGCCATAGTCCACATTGAGGTGAAAGGCATAGTAAGGTGTCACGGTTCTCTTACCGTTGACAATGCCATTCTGCATGAAGTTCCGCTCAACATAGGAATGAAATCCGTTGTTGATGTAGGTACGACCTGCATTATAGTCTCGTGCTGCCTTGAAAGTTCCGAAACCGTCCTGGTATATATTATACCCGTACGGCTGCGTGACGATCACATAACCATTGTGGTTAAGAGGTGGCGTGGGAACGAACATTGCGAAGATCCTAAGCAAGGATCCCAGCGTACTGACAGGCAGGATCACAATTTGTGTGATGCTTACCCTGTGGCGTAAGCCAATGGCGAC